GTAACACACTTATCAGGTCTTCCCTGATATTATCTTGCCGCTTCCCTAAACAGACGTGTAACAATATCACATGCCGTATGATCATTTCCGGTAAGTCCACCTTTTCCAACAACCGGAAGTCCAGTTATGGGGACAAATCCGATAATTGAGGGAACGGTGATGTATCACACCACCGTCCACCATTTTAAGCGTTGGGACAGGTCTTAATCAGGGATTTTAAGTTTCTGCCCTGCGTAGATCGTCTGACTGGTCAGCCCACTCAGGTTGTAAATTTCCTTCCAGCGGCTACCACTGCCTAAATACTTCTTCGCAATATCCCAGAGGGTATCACCCTTCTTCACCGTGTAGGTAATGTAGGCAGGCTTTTCTTCCTCCTGCGGAGTAGTGGCTACCACAGTACCGCCACTCTCCGTAGTGATATAAGCGTCCGTAAACCCGGCAGCTTTCACACGGGTAAGCTGTGCTTCGGCGTTGGCTTTCACACTGTAAGCCCCGATCTGTACCTTGTAGAGATTGCCGACCTTCTTAATCAGTGCGTCAAAACCCTTCGCCTGAACCGCTGCAAGCTGTCTGTTGGCATTATCCAATTTGGAGTAAGCACCAACCTGTACACGGTACAATCCGTCCGTAGACGGGGACGCAGTGGCTTTCTGGGCGTACTTATCGTAGTAGGTCTGCCCGTAGCCAGCACGTTTCTTCTGTACAGTTTCGCTCTGATCGGCGGGTTTCTCATACTGCGTCAGCACGGCGTTGGACGCTTCCAGAATAGAAGTAGCCCCGTTGAGAGTAGTCATCATGGACTTGTAGCCCTGCATTTCCTTCCACATGAAGTCAAGCTGCATGGTGAGATCACCAATGGACTTACCCACAGACTGAGCGTATTCCAGAAGTGCCTGCTTACGGCTCCAATACGTCCACTGCACCAAACCGTAACCTGCGGAGTCCTTCACAAAGTTGGTGTAAGAACCGTTGTCCACAGCAGCGGTGTAGGAAGCGTCCGTGTAGCCCAGCTTCTGCTCATAGGTATTCTGCAAGTTGGCAGGCTTGAAACCAGACTCAGCGTACAGATTGCCCATGATACCCGCAATGGCATAGTCATTCAGACCCTTGCCCTTGAGGTAGTTCCAGATTGTCTTGTCATTACCGTCAGTAGTGGAAGTTGCCGGGGTAGTAGTTGCAGTGCTACCGCCCAGCTTGTCCGTTACCTGCTTCGCAAGATCACCCATACGGCTATACAGCCAATCACCGGGGCAGGACTTGTTGGCAAACCAGCGGTGAACAGTCAGAACCATTTCGTCAGACTTCGGGGAGTAATTGAGCGTTTTGGTCTTGTCACCCAGCCACAGCAACTTAGTTTTACCGTTACGCTTGCAAATGTCTACACAGAGTTCAATCAGCTTCTTGTAGACCACATCTTTGAAAGCATACGGGTGAGTAGTGTCACTGGCACACTCAATAGTAATGGCTCTCTGATCGTTTGCGTTAGAAGAAGAACACCAAGAACGGTTCTTTTCCTCCACATACATACCTACTCTACCGTCAACACCGATACCGTACTGGCAAGACGCTTGACGGGATGTAGGATAGAAAATCTCACCCAGAGTTTCCACGCTGCACTGCCCCACAACACAGTGTGGGGTAATGCGGTCAATAGCGTGTGTTCTCTGCCCGGAATGGTTTGGACTGAGTTTCTTATACGCCACAAGCGGGCTATTCGTATATGCCATAATCTTAGTCCTCCTTCTTCGGTGCTTCGTAGGTCATTGCCTGCTTAGAGTCAGACACACCAGCGGTAGTAGGGTCAGTGACAACGCCCAGAATGGTCAGGACTGCGAACAGTGCATTGACCACGGCAAGCAGCTTATCTCCCAGTTCACCAAGGTTCAGCGTAAAGCCGAACACTGCGGCTACCACCTGCACCAGAAGCAGAATGGCAGGGATAAGGGACAGCCAGAAATTCTTGTTCTTGATACGTACCTTCCAGTTGATGTTCATAATCGTTACCTCCTTAAAATTAGAAAAGGGGCTACAAGTGCGGTCAGCACTCATAGCCCCATTGGACTAACCGGGAACCTTCGCCCCGGTATGTTCACTTGTTACTGGGAAACTTCGTGTTTCCCTTCCAGACCGTCCAGTCTGTGATGTGCAGACTTTGTGGACTGCTCCACAATAATCAGTCTATCCCTCAAGTCCTGAATATCGTTTCTCATGTTCCGCATATCAGACTTAATCTCATTTACGCCATTATTGATATTCTCCAACTTTACAATGAGGGTGGTCATTTCAGACGCTTCCTTCTTGTCATCACTCGTTTGGTTTCGCTTGATACCAACGATACCGACCACAGCGGCGATACACAAAGACAAGAAAGAAATGAGAATAGGGATGTCAACCTGCATTGTGATTTCTCCTTTACCTGTGTATTACGCCGTATATTCCTCCCACCCAGTAGGGTAAGCGTCTGGACTCCAAACATTACCGTCAATGGTGGAACGATACAGCTTGCCGTTGTAGCTTACAATATCACCCGTATTGTAAGCGTCCGTTGCTCCAAGCGGCTGAACCCATTCAGGGTAGCCGTTTTCGGTTACACCAATCTTTTTGTAAAGACTGGTTGCAGTGTCGGGTGTCCACTGCTCTGCACTGGTATGGTCTTGAAGTACCTGATAAAGTTGAGGATCACCAACAGAGTTGACCCCATATCGGAATACCTCTTTCGTCTTGTACGCCTTGCCTACTTTGTAGACCGGGAATACAGACGGGATTTCCAGCACCTTATCAAGCTGAGTTTCCACATCCAGCGTCCCCACAAACATTTGCAGGGCTTTCCTCATTTCGAGGGCGGCTTGCATAATATCACTCATGGTTTACACCTCCTTTCCAGTCAGCAGAACAGCCATTGCCTGACGGAGTTCAGCAACCGTTTCCTCCATCTTCTGCTGCTCAGATTTTTCAGCCAGAACAATCCAAGATCGTCCATTCTCTACACGGTTGCACACAAGGAACATATCCGTGTAAGTGTCAGCGGTTTCACCGTCAGTGATAACCACCTTTGCCAGATTGTCCGTAAACACGGAGTCCTCAATGACCCCTTCGGCAATGAAGTTATTGCCGTTCAGTTCCAGATTTTCCAGCTTCGTACCATCATTTAGTGTGATTGTGTACATTTTGGTAAACCTCCTTCTTTAGCTGATCGTACAGAGAGTTCATGTTTTCTCTCTGACGTTTGCTCATTATACGGTAGTGGTTCTGAAACCAAGACTTGAACAAATCGTCAAATTCCTTTTCAGATAATTTGTGGACAAGTTTCTTCATCTTCCTTCTCATGGTAGTCAACCTCTTAGGATTGATTTTCTGGATAACCCGCCCTGTTTCGGTAAGTGAATACTGCACTTGTAGGAAACGCCACATACTTGAAAGTTTGCAAATCCGGGTCTTGCGGGTATTCACTGTGATACCCAAGTCCTTTGCGATAGCGATTACTCCTTGAAGCAATTCCTCAAGAAACTCTTTGCTTTCATGGATAGCGTAACTGTCATCCATGTACCGCCCATAGAACTTCACGCCCTTCACGATCTTGACATAGTTATCAATCGGTATCGGGTAGATAATCCCGGCTACTTGTGCAACCTGATCTCCAATATTCAGGTGCTTATACATATACTTCTCACCAGTCAGCAGGGACTTGTCCACTTTCTGATATTCCAGTGAGTTAAACACCCTGTCCATGCACCCGGCGTATTCTTCATCACTCATGTACGATACATCCACCTTTGAACGGTCAATAATCTTCCGTAGAAACTCTAACGCCCGTTCATCAGATATGTACTTCTCAAATTGCTCCATTAAGCGGTCATGCCGTATGTTGTCATAATATTTTGAAAAGTCGATCAGCAGGATATAGCCGTCATTGCTATGGTGCTTTTGGTAATACTTCCGTAAGTGTACCAGTAACCGCTTCCGGGTGAAGTCTATCCCTCTACCCTTGACGCTTGCGCCATTGTCATAAATCAGGTACTTCCTCACGGCGGGTGTCAGGATTTCGTCACATAATGCGTGTTTTGATACCCTGTCCCGTACCTGTTCACCAGTGATACGCCGTTCTTTCCCTCTTTCATGTAGAGTAAATTCAGTGCTGGACTGAAACTTGTAATCACCACTTTCAAGTTCTTTCTGTAAGTCTGCCAGTTCAATCAGATAGTTCATTTCAAACCTCTGTACTTGCGACTTCCAATCACTACCTTGTTTAGCCCGTAGAAAACTTTCGTAGAGCAAATTTCCATCAAATATTTCACGTGTACAACCGCAGTTCTCGTAAGAAGCGGTATCGTGTTTAGCATTTACCATATTGGAAGGACAATCTCTCCTTTCTCTACCCGCAGACCGCTCAAATGGCTATTTAACTGCGGAATTGAAATCGGGACGCACACCGTTAGCGTTAGAAGCGTTGTTATTGTTCGCATTGCCGTTGTTGTTGACATTGCAAAAGTTAGCAGCGGAATTAGAGATTGCCCCTTTGAATTTGTTGTCTGCTTTTCTCCAACCCTTAATCAGGTTGATTTCTGTCTGTATCATTTCACCAAACCTCAGATACGTGTTCACGTCCACTGGCAGTGTTTCAATGGCATATTGCAATTCCTGAGTCAGACGGTAACATTGACCGATAGCTTCGTCTTGATGAAGCCTGCGTTGCACAAGTTCCTCATAACAGGTTGGGTAGATACTGTTTGCAATGAAAACCTCTTTCGTAATCTCACGCAGACAGTCCACAATGACCTGTCTTTCATCGTAGACGAACCAGTCATCAAAGGACACATACTTCTGTTTCAGGCGTTCATAACGCTCCTGCTCTGCTTCCGTCAGTTCGGAGTAGGTTCTACTGCCGAACATCTTTGTCAGACGTTTATCTGCCTTTTCGTAACTATATCCAAAGTCCCGCAGAAGAAGGTCTGTGATCTCCTTCCGCATTTTGTAAAGGTGGTGAAATACCTCAAACTGGGACGCTTTACGTTTGCTCTTTAATACAGACATACTTGATACCTCCTACTGCACCCCACAAGGGGGTGCAGATTTTTGATTAAGATTTAATAGAGAAAGCGGGACGCACACCGGGAGCGGAAGAAGCGGCGTAAGCGAGCGCATTGCCGTCGTTGCCGACATTGCAAAAGCCAGCAGCGGAAGCAACGTCACGCAGCCAGAACCACTGACGGTTAGAGATCATGTCAGGTCTGTGTGCGAACAACGGGTACTGGCTCTTGTCAATGGTATAATTGTTCGGGAAGTTCGCACCGTTGATACAGTTGCCGAAAATCTTACATCCGTACACATTCTGCTCTGTCATCAGTTCCACAGTGCTGTCATACCAACTACCAGCGGAAGCGTAACCACTGGTAACGGCGTTCTGTAAATACTGTCTGTGACTGAGAATGTGGGCAGAACCAAACGCATTGTTGATCGTAGTCTTTGCCGTGTCCAGACCGCTTGCGTACATCTTAGAACTCACATACGCACCCGTAGTGACATTGCTGTCATTCATGCAGTGCGTGTACATATTGCTATCTGGGACAAGCGTTACATGATGAGTGTCGCAAGAGGTATCGCCCGTCTTGTAGTAATAGTCAAAGGCAGCAATACGGTAGGTCACACCGCCAATCGTCCAATAGTCACCGATATACATATCCTCAAATGTACCAGCCTTAATTGCCGCCCACTGCTCAGAGGTCACAGCCGAACCGAGGTTCTTGCCACGGTAGATAGCATTGTGCGCCCCTGCTCCCGTGTAAAGCAGTGCCGCCGCCAGTACAGCGTTTTCCTTCGCTTCGGCAGCACTATTCGCCGCCGCAGTTGCGGAGTTTGCCGCTGCTGTCTGAGAGTTACCAGCCGCCGTAGCTTTCTGAGTAGCCGTAGTAGCAGAGTTGGCAGCGTTGGTAGCGGAAGTAGCCGCCGCACTCTTAGAGGACGCAGCCGCAGAAGCGGAGTTCGCAGCGGCGGTAGCTTTTTCACCCGCCGTGGTAGCAGACGCTTTAGCGTTCTTTGCGTTTTCCTCCACGCTGTCAATGTTCTCTGCCAGTTCATTCATGGCAGCGTTCATCTGGTTTGCTTCCGCAGCACCAAAGAAAGAGTTCTCTTTCTGGGTGTATTCGGTCACATCCTCAAAGGACACAGTGCCGTCAGCGTTGTTGATCTGTCTGTACTTACGGTTGCCATTCCACACAGCGTCCTTGTAATTCGTAGGCAAATTTGTCCATGCCATTGTTAGAAACCTCCTTTAATTCCAAAGTTCCACTGGAACATTCGCCTGCCCTTGATCTGGTTACTGATTTTATCGTAAAGATCAAGGATTGCTCCTTCCAGACGGTTCAATTCCATAAAATCCATTGTGTTTCCATTTTCCACATAGGTAGGTGTAGCACCGTAGGACTGTTTCAGTGTGTTTGCGTTGATCGTGTTCAGGTTCGCTTCAAGCTGATTGATTTCATCAGCATAGAAGTAATCCTTTGCCGTCCTGTCCGCACCAAGAGAAACAATACCGAACTCGTCATAGATCGTGACTGCCAAATCTCTCAGGCAATCCAGATTGTTTTTGATACGGTTAAAGTCATCAGCGTTAAACCTGTCACCGCTGTACACACCGTTTGCGTCCACAGCACCGTACCAGTCTGTCTTAGGTGTCTGCCACATCGTTATCCCTCCAATCTCCGGGCAGTGATCTTACCAGAAAAGGACTGACTGAAATTCAGCGTTGCCCGGTAAATCGTTACCTTCATATTGTCCCGGAACTCGTTTTCCTGATAGACAATATCATTCACATCAATTTCCGGGTTTCCTCTGGTACTGTACTCATACTCAATACCAGCAGAGTAGTAGTCAGCAATCCATTCAGCAAGGTCATTCGCCATTGTAATGTCAGAGATCAGCGGGTTTTCCCACTTGACCGTCTTGCCACGCTCACGCAGCTTGACAGTGGCGTACCGCTCAATCACCTTGTATCGGTAGCCCCATACCTCAAACTGGTATGTCCCCGCCGTAGTGAACCGCACGGTCACATAGTAGTTGCCGCTTGCAGTAATGCTCACCTTATCGCTTGCCACTTCGTCCAGCGTGGTTCTGTACCCGTAGGACGCTGCACCAAGGAAGAAGGTCATTTCCTCCCCAGCCACAACCGTGACTTCCTCGCTGATAAGACTTTCTTCCGGGTTGCCCGTCTGATAGCTGTAACACGGTACGATGACCTCTTTGACAACCTCCTGCTTAATAGCTTTCGGAGAGGAAGTCATATCACCCTTTGTCATGGTGAAGTTGGTCACATCACCAAATGCAAAGTAGTTCAGCACGATACGGTTATACGGTTCAGCCGTCCCGGTGAACTCTACTTCCATAGTGTCAAAGTCATCAAAGGTATGAATGATAACCGTTTCCTTTGTGATCTCGTCCTCTACTGTGTATTCCTCCACCAGACTGCCAGTGTTGTAGGTTCGTATCACAATTCCAGACGGAAGGGCGTTACCAAACACCAGCTTCACACCGTAGTACATACAGATAGCTTCCTGAGTCACCGTCAGTACCGGGTTCGTGGCAAACTTGCCGTTAGCCCCGGAAATGGCACTGGACACATAACCCGTGTTCAGCCCTCTTTTCAGAGTTCGTGGCAGGAAGAACATACCGCCGTCCACCACTGTATAGCCCGTAGCCAGCGTTGCGTACTCAGCCTTTGTATCGTTGGTCAGAACCGCAGATACCTTAGAGTATGGGGCTTCTCCGTTGGAAGCTATGCTTGCTTCTGGTGCAAAGTTGGACTTGATCTGCACCACGCCGTCACGGGACTGTGTAAGCACACAGCGGCAGGCATTGGCTATAATCTGCAAGGCTTCCTTACACTTCACTCTGGGCAGCGGATTCTTCGTGTACAGGTTCTTCAATCGTGGGTCAAGGTAGTATTCACTGATACCCGCAATCCGCAAAATCTCCACTGCCAAGTCAAAGTAGCTTGTGCCTGCGGCGTTATACGCTCCATGGTAATACTCCGTGTCCATGCTTCTGAACACGTCCTGACAGCGGATTGTAGCGGAATAATCATCAGACTCCCACTCAGAACAAATCAGGTGGTTTCCCTTAATCCATTCCACATCACCACCGTTAGGTAGCTGATACCCATAGAACACATCCATTTCCTGTCCTGTTTCCAAGAAGTTGATAGCGGAACGTGGATTGTCTACATTGAAGTATTTGTCATAGTTTTTCAGTGTCACCGTGAAGTCGATCTGCGGAATGTCCGCACCGATAGGGGACACATAGCTGTCCAGAATGGAGTCCATTACAGAGTCATTGTAGTAGACCAGACCATAACCGAACATAATAGAGTAGATACGTAGCCTGCTCTTAGGGTTCTTCATCTGGTAGAAAGTCAGCGTCAGAGAAGTTGTATTCTCAAACACTTCCTCCGTACTCACCTCAGACTGGTCATTGCCCCGGAACTCAACAACCTGTCCCTGATCGTTGGCAATGTCAAAGTCTACCGGGTAGTTCTCACCAAAGTTGATTGTGATACCCTTAAAGTCCGTAGCCGCAATATTCAGGTTGATAACCAGTGAGAAGTTCCCCTCAGAGATCAGCTTTTCACTGGTCAGTCCTGTATCGTAATATCCACCCACAGCAGTTCCACGGGGCAGGAAGAACATGGAACCGTCTACCTTTGTGAAGTTTTCCTCCAATGTAGCGTAGGTTGTAGTGTCCGTCCTTTTCCCGAAAATGTTGTCAGTTTTGGTGAAGCGGGTGTAGTCCCCGTCACCAATTTTGGCTTTCGCCTGTGCTTCCTGATTGATTAGACCAAAGGAAAGCATGATGTAGGCACGTTCACGGAGAGAGGACTTCATGCTCTCCCGGTATGCCGTAGAAACCTTTTGCACTCAGTCCACCTCCTATTCACCCACGTCAATCAAGTTGACCCGGCAGTTCCGATAGTGTGTCGGCTTGCCAGAGTCATCAATGTAATAAGGTTCAGCAGTTCGATCACCGCAGTACATCTTGATAGTGATAAAGTCATTCGTCACCGGGTCAGGGAAGGTAACATATACAAAGAAGTTGGAGAGGATGGAAAGTATTCTACTCCACTGCTCTGCGGTCAACCATGCCCATTCAAGATTGTTGATCTTGTATTGGTCACGCCCTACACGCTGTCCGACCACCGTACCGTTAGCGTCACGCCCTGCGTCCACTATGGTAGTGACGATAGGCTCAACGCCACGCTTCGGGGACGGAAGTTCGTACCCGTTGATTGCTAAGTATGCCATTTTCCATCCCTCCTTTATGTGGTAAATCGGTAGCCGTTTGCGTTCTGCTGAGTTACCACAGCGTCTGTAACGGTCTTATTACCGATCTGTACCGTAGTCTGTTCCTTCTTGTTCGCCTGACGGTTCATATCACTTGCCATCTGGGACATAGTGCTTTGTACATATTCCTCATAGAAATCTGCCAGCGCACGTCTGAACCCTTCATAGCTGATACCGCCAGAGTCATCTTCCGGGAGTCCGTTTCTCACCTTGTCGGCAAGGGTGTCCATCCACTCCGTATGACTTTCCAGCGGGAGAACGGCTTCCCGTCCTGCTTCGCCGCCGCCAAGGAATTTGTTGCCCAGCATACCGAAAATCTGTGCGCCATCCAGAATACCACCCTTTGCGTACCATTGCAGGCTAAAGCCCTTCGGGTAGCTGAAACTCTTACCGAACGCAGTAACTGTACCCCAGTTCACGCTAATGTGCGGAGTCTTAACGTGTAGAGTGGTAGTCAAGCTACCCGCCTTTTGACTCCACCACGATTTCACGTTGTTCCACCATGTAGAAGCAGCGTTCACAATGGATACGCCCACAGACAGGTTTCCAACCTTGTTAGACCACCAAGTCTTGACGTTAGACCACCATGTACTTGCGTCATTTCTCACGGAGGTAGTGAACTCCTTGACCGCTCCGCACTTGCCAGACCACCAAGTCTTGACGTTGTTCCACCAAGAGTAGGCTTCGTTCTTCACACTGGTTGTGAACTGCTGGACAGCACCCACCTTACCGCTCCACCATGTCTTAACATTGCTCCACCATGTAGACGCTTCGTTTTTGACGGAAGTAGTAAACTGCTGTACTGCTCCAACTTTGCCACTCCACCAGCTTTTCACATTAGACCACCAAGTAGCCGCCTGATTGGTTACGGTAGTGGTAAATTCCTTCACCGCACCGACCTTACCAGACCACCAAGTCTTAGTGTTTTGCCACCATGTACTTGCCTGATTAGCCACATTGGTTGTGAAGTCCTGAACTGCTCCAACCTTGTTAGACCACCAAGTCTTGACGTTAGACCACCATGTAGATACGTTGTTCTTAACATTCGTGGTGAACTCTTTTACAGAACCCACCTTGCCAGACCACCAAGACTTAACACTGCTCCACCAGCTTGCGGCGTTGTTCTTTACGTTGACAAAGAACTCACCGATATTCTTACCAAGCCGACACACAGCGTCCCAGCCCTCTTTGACCTTGCCGATAATGTTACTGCCAACTTCCTTCACATCGTCCCACTTCTCACCCAGCAGGGCTTGTCCAAACGGGTCTATGATGTTATCCCACACCCATTCACCGATGTTCACAAAACCCTTGCCAATGGCTTTCAGCAGGTTGCCAGCGGTTTCTTTCCAGTCAGTACCCTTAATGTCCTCATTCCACCAGTTCTTAATGTCCTCTCCGATACTTCCGAAAAAGCCACCAAGGAACTGAGCGGCAGAACGGATAGCCGTTCCAAGGAAAGTGAAGATACTCTTTGCCAGACCACCCCAGTCAATGTTAGTAATTACGTCCTTGAACTTCTGCCAGAGGATAGAACCAAGTTCACCCCAGTCATATTTGTTCAGCCAGTCCGTAGCTTCGTTGAACGCACCGATAAAGAAATCAGATACGCTCTTTGCCACCAGTCCCCAGTCCAGTTCCGTCAGGAAACCAATGACCATATCAGAGATTAGTGTGAACCACTTGACCACGATACGCCCAACATAGGTGAAATCCACCTGCTCAAGCCCACCATTTATCAGTTCAGCCAAGTGCGTACCAATGTTTGTGAAGTTGACCGTATCAAGGAAGTAGTATGCAGTCTGGATAGCAGCGTTCAGCCAGTAGCCGATCTTGCTTCCCACACCCTCCCAGTTCACGGAGTCGATCATTTCATTTACCTTGTCACCAAGGATAGTGCCAAGTCCCTTCCAGTCAGCGGCTTCAAACGCTGCTTTCAGTTTGTCAGCGAACTCACTTACACTGTTGTCAATGGGAAGTTCCTCAAACATGGAACCGTAGTCTGTACCTGCTCCACCGCCACCGCCGCCAGAATTATCCTTCTCCATGATGATATTGAGTTCGTCAATACCAGTGGTAGCGTCACGGATTTCCTTTGCCGCTTTCGCAGCAGAACCGCCAGCACCAGCCAGAGAGTCACCGTAGGACTTCGCCTGTTTCTTAGCCGCCGTAAAGACGGAAGCACCAGAAAGTCTTGCGAACAGCATATTGATGTAATTCAGCAGGGTTGCGATCTTGTCAATGACAAAATCAATCGCCGGGGCAAGTGCGTTGATGATCGGTGCAGCCATAGCACCCAGACTGTTCTTGAGATAGGAAGCACTGGTAGCCAGTCTGTCCATGCTCTGTGCGAACGTGCCGCCCATAGCGTTACTGTACTGATAGAGGTTGTTGATACCCTCCTTCAACGCCTTAGTCAACGCACTCAAGAAAGCACGGATAAGACGGTACATAGCAATCCTTTTCAGACTGCTAAACATCTGCCCCAAGCCAGAGGTTGTCTGTTTCACCTTTGCAGCCAAGCCAGCACCCAACTTGTCTTTCAGGTTGACCATAGCGGTTTTCGCTTTCGCCGCAGCCGTCTTAACTTTCGTCAGACCGTTACTCAGCTTGTGCAATGCACCCGTGCCAAGAGAAAATCCCTTAGAGAACAAACCGCCAATGCCACTAAGCAAGCCACGCAATTTAGAAATTGCACTGGACGCACCATTGGTAGCCTGTGTGGTAGCCTGTACCTGACTGGTAGCCTGCTCCATACCACTGTCCACAGCGTCCGTAGCCGTATTGCCCGGTGTAGTCATGGTAGGTGCAACGCCGTTGGTGGGTACGTTGACTCTGGGTATTCTCACATTACTTAAATCTCCCATGCCACGCAGCACATTACCGACACGTTCCAGTCTGTTAATGTCATCGTCATTCAAACTCTGCAAGGACGTTCCCAGTTCGGTAATCCGCTTCGGCAACGCAGCCGGGATAGAGGATTTTACACCACTTAGAGAACTCAATGCCTTGCTCATGCTTTCCAGCTTTTCCGTATGAAACCCGGACAGTGCCGTGTTCAACTTCTCAAGCTGCTTAACGGAAGAACCAAGTCCCAGACCGCCCTTGACCGCTTTCTTGATCTTGCCAAGACTTTCTGCCAAGGTGTCCAAATGCTTTACACCTTCATCAGACTGTGCTTCAATTTGAAACTCCAAGCCTTCAAGTTCAATCGCCATTGTTCACTTCCCCTCCTTCCTTATTTTTCTTAAACCGCTCATTGATAGCCGCCATCATAGCCCGCATAGCTTCCTTGCCGCTTTCCAGTCGTTTCTTCTTGTTGCGTTCCTCTGCCTGCTTGCTACCCGTGTGGGTAATCGGTATCGGCTCAGAACGGAACGGGAACGGCTTGTGCTTTTTCATCAGCGGATTAAGTACAGGGGAAGCGTCCAGTATAGCTTCATAAACATAGGCGGCTTGCAGCCACAAATCAGAGTTACGGCGTTCACGGTTTATTTCATCCATTTCTCTGTAATACTTCACCATATCCGCAGCCCCATCCCAGTAATCGTGATAGGACATACCAAGGCTCATATAGTAGCTGCATAATTCCTCAAACTTATCTCCGTAACGAAAAAGTGAGGACGGACGGCTTGTGCCGCCGTCCCCACCTGTTTCAGACGGCAAGTTCGTTACCAGCTTGCCATCCAGTCCACGTTTTTTGCGGAGTCCTCTGGTTCTTCCATGAGGGACATGATCGGCTCATTGTACATCTCAGCCAGCTTTTCAATCAGCTTGTCCTTGTTAGGCATATTAGCGTAGATTTCGTCAATCACGTCCTGCTTAACAAATCTGTGATGTGCCTTGAACGCACCCGCAAACAGGGCAGGCAGAAGGGTCATAGGACGGTCATCAATCATTCTTGCGACAAACCCTTCATCCTCCATCTGTTTAATTGTTCGTCTGGTATATTCCAGAGTGTAGTCCTTACCATCGTAAGAAAAGATAATCTGCTTTGCCATTGCTCATTTCCTCCAATTCTTGAAATTGTTCTATCCCTTATTCCTCAGTGATGACAGTAGAAGGGGCAATCGTGATAGACATACCACGAACCTCATTCACACCGCCACCAGTAACACGGGCAGAAAGCTGTCCATCGAAACTGAACTTACCTTCGGAACCCGTAGGAGTGACAGTGCCATCCTCCTGCTCAGTGCCGCCGAACCAGACAGCGTAACCTTCGGTCTTGTTCTTGAGGGCTTTCAGTGCCTTGTAACCATCATGGTCATAGTTGGTATTGAAGGTCATTGCTTCGTTACCCTGAATACCCATGATAAAGGTCTGCATACGGTCAGAAAGCGTGGTAGTTTCCAGCATTTCAGGGTCAGTACCCAGATCAGGAAACTCCGTAATGTCAATCAACTTCTCATAGTCAGCGTCAGCTTTCTTGTGCATGAGAAAAGTCATATACGTACTGGTAGCCATAATTCCTTACCTCCTGTAAAAATATGTTCCATCAGTCATTGCCCTGTACCGGGCAACCAACCGATATATAGTTGCGTCCTCCAAGTTAGGGACTGGGGTTAGTGCCTGCCTTTTGAAGTTCATGGAAAACATTACATCATCAATGACCTTCATAATGGACTTGCACTCCGTTTTCTTACCCTCTGTCTTATTGGAGTAGACATTGATTTCAAACATGACCTGTGCCATTTCAGCACTCCCGGTCATTCTTTCCGATACCACGGAATTGTCACTTTGCGTGATACTCACATGAGGAAAGCCAGAGGGGGCTTGTACATATTCCCCGGCAATGTTGATACCGGGAAACTTCTCACGTAAGACTCTTGCAATGCGGGTATAAACCTCATTTTCGCAGTCAATCATACGTACACCCTCCTTGCGATTTCCTCAAATTTATCCTGTAATTCTCTTACTGTCTGGTACATACTCATGTTGGCAGGGTTGCCGTAAGTGTGAACTTCCCCGGCGTGTTTTCCTTTTGTGATAACCTCACCGTTGCTTCCGGGTTCTCCTGTGTACCGCCAGCCCTTTTCAAGCCGTCCCAGCTTATATCCGTACTCTCCACGAACCATGCCGTTTTCAGCAGCTTCCGGGTGATTGTCCGGGTATCTCACGCCAGTACCAAACTCAATAAACAGGGTAGCACCGCCAATCGCCATAACAGCAACCTTGTTTTCGCCCCTGTTTTCCATCATGCAGGTAACGTCATTCGTGCCGTCATAGGTTGCTTCTCCGAACTTCGCAGAAGCAATGGTCACTCCTTCGTCAGCAAGGGCTTTCAGAAATTCCTTTGTCTTATCGACCAACCACTTTTTGTAGTCATTAACTTCCTTAATCGCCCGGTCAATGCTTTGCTCATTAAGTTGTACCTTGATAACCCGTTTCTTCACGATACCTTCACCTTACTTACTGCATAGGATATAGCGTTCAAAGACTTTGCCACACGGCGTACCTTGTAGTCAAACTTCGGTTTCCCATTTTCAAACTCAGGCTCTTTGTCAATAAACAGCACCGTGTTTTCATCAATGGGACACGTCATATCGTCAGTAATGAGAACTTTGTCATAGGACTCCAAATTGCCAAACATTTCAGCTTGAGCGTACCCCGTAGCCGGGGACACACTGCACATCAGTTTCACGGCTTCTCCATAACCCACACCGTACTCACCTGTTTCATAGCCGTCATCATCCAAGATCGGTTGCCGATCGGAATATAGGCAGTAGTAAACGGGAGTCAGGTTTCGCTTCATCAGCTTCATTTAGACCACCCCCGCCATCGGAACAATCCTCCGCAGTAGCGTAGGTGGAATATCGCCGTCCTCATAGGAGCGGGACACTCCGTTTTCGCTGTGTGCGGTTTCGCCCTCTGCCCCACGCTTGTTCAGCATATAGGCGGCAATTTCAACGTGAGTAGTATGGTAGGGGGCAGGGACTTCCTCTGTCCCCGTACCATACGGATAGGCTTTAGAGATCACCACGCCTTTTGCAAGCGTCAAATAGGTGGACAGCACATCAGCGTCCGTTTCACCCGTCATACTTTTCAGCATGGTCAGCTTTGCTTCATCCGTCATGTTGTCCACCCTCCTTCCTTACTTAGGAATTTGCCTTGCCAATATCAGCAGCGTTAGCCACATAGACAGAACGGCTGTAAGTAGGCTTCTCAAACTGAGTGCTGATACCAGTGAACTTGCCATGATACCATTCGGGACCATGATCGAGTCCAATCTGACCGAAAAGCTGATACTTCTCGCCAGCACCCACCTTCGCAAGCTGCTCAAGGAAGAAGTTACCCTTGCCCGGAACAGGCTGATAAACAGGTGCCAGAACGTCAAGGTTCAGAAGCAGTGCAGTACCAGCAGGCAGGCACTCACCCAGATACAGATAAACCACACCAAGGGGAGTTACCACGCTGGACAGTGCAATACCGTTGATCTCACGTGCGGCAGGAACCACGGTCAGACCATTCTGAACAGCGTCCGCATTGATCTGGAACAGGGTGATAGCGTCACACCACAGACACAGACCGTCAGTAGGAGCGTTAGCACCGTAAATCTTCTTCACCATGTCGGCAATATCCCACAGACCAAGGGGCTTGTTATTCATCTTCGTCACATTGGAAGTGATTGCGGTGACAAGTCCACGGGTCTTGTTGGCAGTTGCGTCATCGGTAGCCTTGACAAAAGTACCATTGATAAAGGTGTACTCAATGTCACGGTTGATCTTCTGGATTTTAGCGGCTACCTGAAAATCCAGTTCGTTCATGGGGTTAGCAGACTGGTTCTCAATGTTGATACCAGACAGAGTACCCATGTTGCTCTGCTTCGCATAAGAGATACCAACGGTTTCCTGAAAGATCTGGGTTACGTTGGTTTTCTGCTCACGCTTCACCACAGTAGCGTCAGGGGCAGTCAGAGAAGCGGTTTCACTGATCTCAGGCTGAGAACCCTCACCGCCCGCAGTGTACTCCTGACCTGTGACGAACTCAACGTGGTTCGTGGTTTTCGCCTTACTACCGATAATGGAAGAAAGCGGGGTACGCACGTTACCCTTGTTAAACAGCATACCGGAATAGTTCAGTACGCCAAAACTGGTTGCAAATACGTCAGCCATTTTCTTTTACCTCCAAATTCTTATTCTTTTGTCTGATTAGCAGCTTCGTCCTGTGCTTTCAGACGGGTATAATATGCGGCAGCGGACATATCACCGCTTGCCTGTGCTTCTGCGATTTTCTTAGCGTAATCCACGCCGCCAGTTTCAGAACCCGCCGCAGGACGAGGGGTTTTCTTCATCATGTCAGCCTGAATTGCTTTCTTCTGGACTTCCAGATATTTGTTCTGGTTCGCCATAACCTTGTCCATATCGCCGTCTACCATAGCAGTAGCGGTTTCAGTTGCAAGGTTTTCATCATAGCCCATAGCCAGAAGTTTTGCCTTGCGTTCAGAAAGTGCCATAGACCTTTTCAGGTCAGTGTTTTCCTGTACCAGCTTGTCATGTTCCTCTTTCTGGGCAGCAGCGGCAGCTTCATCATCTGTCTGTTTCGTCCTCAACTGCTTCTTGTAATCGGCAGCTTCGGAGTTCGCCTTAGACAGTGCGGCTTTCAGTCGATTAACCTCTGCGTCATTTCCAGTGCCAACCGTTTCCAGTGCAGCGGAAATTTCATCTTCGGTCATACCTTCCTTGTAGGCTTTACCCAGCAAATCACTCAAATAACTCATTTTCAAAGTCCTCCTTGCGTTTAATCGGTGGTTCACTCCACTCTGTTTTCTGTTTTATCCTCTTGTCTTGAGTTTGCGTTTTGTAGGTGTTCCCTCACCATGTCAAGCAGGTTGCCCCGCTATTCATCAGTTGTCAGTCTTACGATACAGCGGCAACCGCAGTTGTTTTCCGCTTTCGTAAATTGTCCGGGATAAGGTGCATAATCACCATCGTAGGTGTAAAAATAACTTTCCAGAGGAACGGACTGTCCCTCAAGGTATCGGTGAGTTTCCCGGACTTTATCGTCTTTCACCGTGTACCAGTTCTTTGTTACGCCAAAACCGCCATTGTTCACGTAGTCCGTAGCACCATCCTGAACGGCAGCATTGTAGACTCTGTGATATTCAGACTCTACCAATGCAATCAGCCCAGACAGGTCATTGTCGGCTACATGATCGGCAATGCGGTCAGCAAAGGTTTTACCCTCAATCACCAGATAGATTGCCTGCTCCATCTGCTCCACATTTACATCCAGTTCCGTAGTTAGCATTGACGCAGCGGCTTGTATGCCAAGGGTGTACCCATTTATCAGAAAAGAGAGAATGTCATCAGTGATCTGGTTTAACCGTGTGGCAAGATCACCATTTGCCAGACGGTAACTTGTGGTGGTAAGCACGTTGAGTTCATCAAGTGCGGTTAAATAACTGGAAACTACTTTCTCCATAGGTTTTTTCCTCAAAAGAAAATGGGACTATGAGCGTACTACCACTCACAGTCCCATTGGACATATCAGAACCTTTGCCCTGATTAAACCTTGTCAGTTTCTTTCATTTTCAGTTTTCGCTTGATCTCAACAATGGCTACCTTGCCCTGCTCAATCAGAAGTTCCACTCTGCTTCCGTGTTTCAGCAGGGTTTCCATCTGTTCCACCATTTCCTTCGTTATTACCGGGGTCATTGGTATCCTCTCCCTTCATCTGAATTTGCTTATCCATCAATTCCTGTGCTTTCTTCTCCTGTTCTTCCACATACTCAGCACTTACCGTGTAGGCAAGGTCAGAGTCGATGAAAAGACCGCAGTGTTCAAAAGCAAGGCGTGGGTGAATTTTGGGGTTCTTCAACATCAAATCAAGCACCTGTGCCTTTTGCAGGATATTTTCATAGTTTCGTCTGGTAAAGCGGATTTCAATGTTATGTACCTTCAAATCCATTTCTACCAGTGTACGGCAGATATTCAGCACCAGCTTCAAGAAACGCCGTTCCGATTTCTTGAACATCAATTCGCTGTCCTTCGCTCTTGCTTCGGCAGCAGACCAGCCATCACGCATGATAACCGCAGACCCGGTATCGCTTGTGGAAGAACCGCCGTTGCGGTTCGGCATACCACAAATCGTCAATACCGTCTGGTACATATGGTCAACAAGCGTCTGGGTTTCACCCTGATTGAGGGAGTTAATCAGGTAAGATACCTCCGCTTTCAACTGCGGGTCAATATCCTTAAACTTGATTGCCCCTTCTTCACGCAACTGCTTGAAGTCATCAGAGGAAATATCCACGTTATGAAACAGCATAAGTGCCTGAATGAACTGCTCCACGCCGTCCAGACGGTTACTGTCCGTCAGGTTGATAGCGTCAAGCAGGGGAATAACTAACTCAAATGCACCGATACGGGCAAGATTGAGCGGGTACTCCACAATAGGTATATCTCCCAAAATGTGATACTGGTGGTCAACCACCTTAGACTCCACGATCTCAAAGTATTCGTATCGGGAGTAGCAGGAGTAATGGACAACGCCGTTTTCATCTACCACATACTTCACACCCAGCACTGGCTTGTTGCCAAGTCCGTTGTTGTACACCACAAAAGTGTTCCGGGGGTCAAGTGTGTAAATCTCAAACGGAGAGTCATCTTCCTCTCCTTCTTCATCGGGAAGAACCATTCTGTAAGATGTTCCGCAGATATGGAACCAGTCAGCCAACTCCTTGTCCTTCGCAGGCTTTTCCTCTGCAAACACATATTCGTTAAGCTGATTGATAGCGTCTGCAATATCCGCAGCGTTGCCACGGGAAACATATTGCAGCGGTTCACCCATCAGATACCCAGACTTAAAGGACACAATCTCATTTGCCCTGTTTTCTACAATGTGATTGCAGATTTCAGGTCTTACCTGTTTCTCTCTGTCCAGCACGGGCTGTCTACCCTTGTAGTAATGCCATAAGTACTGAATTTCACTGCGGTTCTTCCAGTGCGTAGGCAATGCCTTACGCAGGACAGTTACCACGTTGTCAATGGTCACTTCCGTCTGATCGGTCTTAATCATTCGTCTACCATGCAGTAACACGCCCACGCACCTCCTTTTACGCATAGTATTCCTTGCTAATATTATACAAACATTCAATGCTTTTGTCAAGATACCGCAACTATAAAGCATTGAGGAATTTGTAAATAAATTTAGACAGGACGCTTGAAAATCTCAACTTTCGCTCCCACAAGCCCACGGAGTTCATTTTCCAGCAGGGAAAGAGAGTCAGGAGCGTCATCATGCGGCACTTTACCCGAACGGGTGTAGGTAATGACTTGCTTCATAAACTCCGCATACTGACTGTTCCGTGCGTAAAGGGACGGGTCTTTGAAGTAAAAGTGCTTGAGGATATTATCAGACGCAAACTCAATACGGGTCTGCTTATTACTGATCGTCCTCTTTGTGCGGATATTGCACACATACTTCTTATCCGTCAAAATCTGCTGTACGTCACGGGCAAAATAAGTACCCGCATTATTGGACTCAAACGTGCCTGCTACTACCTTGTTATCCATCAGTGCTTTTGCACACTCAGGTTTTGTGATCTCCGGGGGAGAGTCATCAAATACCACGTCAATGATGTAGACTTCATCGTCATACACCGCAGCGATAGGCATAGCACAGTAGTCAGCACCAGAGTCCGCAGTGTCACATACGGCAATAATACTGTCAGGGTCACGGTCAACCGGGAGTTCAAAGAAACGGTTCAAGCTGCTCTCAGGGAACAAAAGTCCCTTTGCTTCAAACGGCTGCTGCTGGAACTCAGACTCAAACTGCTCCGCAGAAAGCATATCCCTCTGGTCACGGAAATACTGGGTGGTGAAAATCTTCTTTCCCTCTCTCATGTACTCAAAATTGCTTTCATCTGTCACCGGGTCAAGGGCAGGGGTTTCAATGATCTTGCACCGCTTACCCTGTTTTTGCATTTCTTCCTGTAAGTGTCCGATAGGGTCATACAGAGAATACCGTGTACCGCAGATAACGATAGGCGTACCCTCAATGGCACGTCCGATAATATCACCAGAAATGACCTCCCACTTATCGTCAAGCCGCTGTCTGTTCTTCGCTTCCTCACGTCCTTCCACACAGTCATCAAGGTACAGAAGGTTGGTTGCTTCGGATAGACCTACCTGTCTTGCGTCAATGGAACGGCACATGACCGTAGGGAAACGGGACTTGTGCAACAGGTTAATGATCTTCGTATCAGCGTTGGTCTGTACCAGCTTGCTTTCCGGGAAAATATCATAAAAGTGGTAGTCACTGGGCGTTTGCAGATATTCCAGACAACCCAGATAGAAAGACTTTACAAGGTCATCACCTGTACCCTCCATCAGCGTAGAGCGGTCTGGGTACTTGCCTGAAAGCATATTGGTGAAGTTGATACCTAACTGGGATTTACCCGCACGTTTCGGCATGGAAATGGAGAGGAAGTCCAGCTTCCCATCCAAGATTTCCTGATAAGCGTCCACATACCGCTTGAGATAATGACGGCGGGGCTGATAAAACTTCTTGTCCAGTGGCTTGCCCCACTCTACCGCTTGCAGGTAATCATCAAAGTAATGTGGGGCAGAAAACAGCAGGGAACGGAACAGGAAGTCATTGAACCGCTCTGCAATCTCAAATTTACTCTGTCCCACCGCAGACCGCAGAGCAAACGCCGCCTGCGTTCTCAGTGCATGGTTCCATTCGTGTGCTACTGTAAAATCTATCTTTTCATACTCCCGGCAGAGATCGAACAGGTCATTGTACGGCTCAATCTCAAGCGGACGGACATAAATGGCTTTTTCAATACTGTCTTTCAACTTTAGATAATTCATAGTCTACCTCCTTGCATAAAGAAAAATAGGGACTGCCTGTAATAGACAGTCCCATTGGACAACCCTGAACTTTACTCAGGGTTCATCGTAGTTAATTGTTCTTGCGATAATTTTATAGTCGGCAATGTTGTCTTTCTCCCACGCCGCCATGTTGTAAATCTCAAAATAGGTGTTATGACTGGTTTTCAACTCTGTAATCGTTCCACCTATGGTAACAATATCTCCGTTTTCATCATAGCAAATGCACATCACATCAATATCCCCGGTATCTGAACCGTTGACAATCTCACCAATCATTTCAGTGTAATCACCCTCTGGCAGAGATACGTTAACCACTTCGTAGTCTTGCACACCCTCTGTATTGGCAGGTCTGATATAGTCTGTATCATAAACCAGATTGTAGGTTTGGTTGGTATCAATGCCTGACGGCAAATCCATTCGTGCTGCAAAGTAGTAACCAACCTCACCGGGATAGATGATACTGGGTTGTGCATAAATCGCTGAACTGCTTTCCGTGGCAACCAGCTTATTGTCTGCGTCCGTCACGCTGAACGCCGTCCAGCCCAGATTGATAGCCACATCACCTGTGTTTTTCACTTCCACAATCGCATTGTATCTGGGATAACCGTCATTAGGTTCAATCTCAAAGGAAACCACGTTGGTTTCAAAATCCATCTGCCCGGTAGTTTCTTCCGTGGTTATATTTTCACTGGTGTCCACCGGGTCACTGGGTTCTCCCTCAGAAATGCTTACACACCCTGAACACATCACAGCCACCAGCAATAAAGCAAGTAATAGTCTTTTCATACGAACCTCCTAATAATTCCATGATGGATAAACAATGCCGTGTTTGGCATGGTTGAGTTTCGGTGTCCGCTGCTTGAATATCTTGCAGAGTATGTACAGCACCAGTGCCAGTACCAGCATACCAGCGTCAATGAGCGGAACGAAACCGCAGAGGATGAAGAACTTGCATAACAGCCAGCTTCCCTTGCACATGGTTATAAACATCTTCCGCATACCGTCCACGGCGTATATGAAGATAAACACAAGCAGGTCTACCATAACTCTACCTCCTACTCAGTGACAGGGTACTCCGTTCCAGTAGCCTTGTCCCTAATAATTAACTCACAGTCCATGCAATTCAGGAAACGAAGAAGCATGGATGTTTTCATATCACGGTTCAATGCCTGACTCACGCCAGACTGACTTTTCATTCCTAAGAGTTGGGTGATTTCACCCTGAGTGATCTTCTTTTCACTCATAAGGGTTTTGATAACTTCACTGGTCTGCATATTAGAACCTCCTTCGTTCTTTCATGTTTGCATAATATCACGCTTTCATGCTTTTGTCAAGAGTCTTTTTGTATTTTTCGGATTTTTCAGTAGGGCAAGTAGGGTATTTTCGATTTTTCCCATAAGTTCTCTTAGAAGAAGCCCTACTAAGAAAAGTTATGCGAATTTTTGAATTTACCCTACTAACCCACTGGAATGAACCAAACTTTTTTTATTTTTGCGGAACTTTCGACACTCACCCCGGCGGCGGGGCGGGGGTCGATTTCCCCCGCTGGGGGTCATCGTCCCAGAGATCACCAGACAGCCGCCAGCCGTCCGGGGTTGTTTGCGTCCGCTGCTGATCGGTTCACGCTCCAAAAAAATATCATGTTTGCATGAAAAAAAATCTTAAAACCTATTGACATTATCATGCAAGCATGATATAATGAAGCCATGAAAAGCAAGGAACCCGGAAACATCGGTTTCCAATGCTGAACCAATCAAGAAAACGGAACGCAAGGCAATTTGCACAATAGGAGGTAAACACCATGTTAAAAACCAATTCAAGACAGGCACGGGAAAACGTGCAAGCGTATATCATGCAGCATTTTGATGGATGTAATTATGACATTGAAACCCCGGAAACATTCACCCAGACAGCCGCCGTTATTATGGACGTGTTCAGGAGTGAGAAACCCGCAGAGGGTGGATATAGCAGAATGAGCGAACAGGAACGCTTTACCGAATGGGCAGCGGGTCTGCCCTCTATCCTTGATACTTGCTATTATTATAACCGCTCTGCGGTTGACGATCTGGGGGAAATCTTAGAAGAAACTGAACAGGAAAAAGCCCGCTTTACTGAACAGGACGCAGAAAACCGCTTGACCTATTTAATTTATAGAGAACTTGTAAGGGGGTGCAAATAATGAGGAAATACACACAAAAGCAGCTTCGGGAACTGGTTCGGCTGGGAATGGCTCAGGATATAACCCATTATTCATTTGAACAGGCTAACGCCCTATATAAACACGGTATAACAAAGATTGGTTATAGTGTGGGCGTGTACGGTTGTAACGGTGCATTATTTCAGGATGACCAAACGGGCGAATATTACGCCATCACCGCCAGAAATACCACCCTTGCACAATTAGCATAATAAACCCGTGGCGGCGGGTATAAATAGCCAGTTAAGCCGCCAGCGTCCCGGCAGAGTGCCGGGGGTCTGGAATAGCCAGAAAACAGAATGGAGGTATTCAGAATGTCAAGACAAGTTAAACGGCAC